GTGTAACTGCATTACCTTTTGGAACTGGTGGAATGGTTTTACTTAGTAGACAAGTAGTATCTTCATCTACAGCAGAAGTTGTTTTTAATAACAGTATTATTACATCAACTTATGACGATTATTTACTGAAAATGAATGATGTAATTCCTGTAGTTGATGGAGTAAATGTTCAATGGCAAACTTCTGGAGATAATGGAAGTTCATTAGATACAGGTTGGTATTCTAATAGTATTTATGTAAGATTTGATAATAGTGGAAGTGGGGGTAATGGGGTTTCTTCTAATCAAAATTATTTCCGAGTAATTAATGGTCAAGGTACTGCAAGTGGTGAAAAAGTTAATCATTTATTATGGTTAAACAGTTTAAATAATACAGGTACAAAAGCATTTTTTGGGCAAAATACATCTTGGGCATCTAATAATATTCGTTATGGTTTGTCAGACCATTTTTTTAGAACTTCTACAGGTGCAATAAATTATTTTAAATTTCTTTTTTCTACTGGCAACATAGCTAGTGGAACATTTAGTTTATATGGATTAGTAAAAACATAAAATAGAAAGGAGGTAAATATGTCAATATATAAAATGAAAATGGTTAATGGTGATGAGGTAAAACTTACTGCTGATGAGATTAAAGAACTAGAAGCGAGAG